CCGTCGCGTGCGTTCGCGGCGGTGCTACCTTTTTGCTGGTTTTGGCCTTTTGGCTCCTCGAGCCTCCTGCGTGGCCGCTGACGCTGGACTGGTTTGCACCCGGGTAGGCGTCCCAACTAGACTTCATGGCATGGCAAAAGGCCCAGCACCAACGCCGAAGCACATCCTCCAGATGCGAGGATCGAAGGAGGCCAAGTACCGCGAGGAACTTGGCACAAAGATGGCTGCGTTGCCGGAGCCTCCAGAGTGGCTTCGCCCCGCGGCGAAAGCCATGTTCACGCTCGTCTGTCAGTTCGCCCAGAACATGGGCACGCTGGCCGAGTCGGACGTGCAGGTGATCGCCCGCTACGCGATTACTTGGGACAAATGGCAGGAAGCCGAGCAGCATCTCGCCAAAACAGGCGAATGCTGGAGGGAGGTTCTAGCCCCCGACGGTTCCCTGCGATTCTGCCGGCCGACCAAGTGGCAGTCGCAGAGCAACCACTGCCACGACCAACTCCGGCAGTTGGAGACCGTCCTCGGGCTGACCCCCGCCGACCGCACCCGCCTCGGGTACGGAGCGGTGAAGGTGGTCAACGACCCCGTGGATGCAATGTTCGACGATGTCGCGTCGGGTTGATATTCGCGAATTCGCTCGCCTTCTGAAGCACACGGAAGCGCCGTTCGCCGGCCAGCCGTTCATTCCTGAGCCGTGGCAGGATGAATATCTCGACCGCTTGTTCAACACCAAGCGGCCGGACGGGAAGCGACAGTATCAGCGGTCCCTGCTCGCCCTCGCGCGAAAACAGGGCAAAACGGCCCTGTCGGCTGTCATCGGCGCCTACGAGGCGTTCTTCGGGGCCGACGGCGGCCAGATTCTCATCGCGGCCGGCGACCGCAAGCAGGCCAGCCTCCTGTTCACTGCGTGCTCGAGGTACATCGAGTCCTGCCCCGGCCTGCACCGACGCTGCAAGATATACAAGCAGTCGATCGTCATGCCGCACAACAAGTCGACGATCCAGTTCCTCTCGAGCGAACACAAGGGGAAACACGGCTTCAACCCGTCTGTCGTCATCGTCGACGAGTTCCATGTGCAAAAGAACCGCGACCTGATCGACGTCCTCGAGAGCGGCATGGGTGCCAGGGACGAGCCGCTCGTGATCTACATCACGACGGCCGGGATGGACCGCGTCGGCCCCTGCTACGACGAGTGGCAGCGGGCACTGAAGGTCCGCGACGGCCTGATCAACGACCCCACGTTCCTGCCGTGCATCTACGCGGCCGATGACGACGCCGACCCGTTCTCGGAGGAGACGTGGCGGGCGGCCCAGCCGAACTACGGGATCACCGTGCGGAAGGAATTCATGGAGCGGGAGGCCGCCCTCGCCCGCGAGAGCGTGGCCCAAGAGATGAAATTCCGCACGCTCTACCTGAACCAGTGGGTGAGCAACGGGGCGAATCGTTTCTTCCGCACCGGGCTGTGGGAAGCCTGCGGCGAGCCTCTGCGGCCGGCGGAGACTCGGCCGTGCTACTGCGGCCTCGACCTCTCCAGCACGAGCGACACCACCGCGTTCGCCGCGGTCTGGCCGGGCCTCGACGAGTACGGCGTCCACGACGGGACGTTCGATGCGTTCGCCCACATCTTCGTACCGGAGGAGGGTGCCGACCGCGACGAGGCGCCGTACCGTCAGTGGGCGAAAGACGGATTCTGTACAATTACAGAGGGTAGCGTGACTGATTACGACGTGGTGCGCGACTACGTTCTCTCGTTTTGCGAGAAGAATGCGGTTCGCGGCGTGGCTATCGACCGCTGGAATGCCGTGCATATCACCACGCAACTGGTCGCGGAAGGCGTCGATGTCAAGCCGTATGGACAGGGATACGCCTCCATGAGCGCGCCGACGAAGGCGCTCGAAGCGCTCACGTTGAGCCGCAAAATACGGCACGGAATGAATCCCGCGCTCGCCCTCCACGTCTCCAATATGCAGGTCAAGATGGACGACGCGGGCAACATCAAGCCGACCAAGGCTCACTCGAAGGCGACCGCCCGCATCGACGCCGCTGTTGCATTGATCATGGCCCTCGGCTTGGCAGCCGGCGAGGCCCGCGGCCCCGAAGAAGAACCCGAACTGATGGTGTTCTGACATGGACGAAGCGCCGTACACGGGCCTCTTGTCGCTGCGGTCACAGAGCCTGTCGCGGGTCTTCGAGGAGATCGCGGAGTCGCGGAAGACGGCCGCCGGCGTCCACGTCTCGCCGGAGACGGCGCTTGAATGCACGGCCGTGCTGGCCTGCGTCCGGCTCCTGTCGGAGTCTATCGCGGCGATGCCGACGAACCTGTACCGCCGGCTCCCGGGCGGCGGCAAGGAGATCGCCGACGACCAGCCGCTCCACGAGATTCTGGCCTACCAGCCCAACTCGTGGATGACGGCGTTCGAGTTCAAGGAACTCATGCAGTCATGGCTCCTGTTGTGGGGGAACTCCTTTGCCCACATCAAGGGCAGCATCCGCCGCGGCGCCGTGGACGAATTGATCCCGCTCCACCCGTCGCGGATGGAGGTCAAGCGGCTCGAGAACGGCAAACTGCGGTACTACTACCGCGAGCCGGCGACCGTGACCGACCCGAACCCGCAGCCGACGGAGTACCGGCAGGACGAGATTTTTCACCTGCGGTGGATGTCATCGGACGGCGTGCGCGGGTACGTGCCCACGGCCTTGTCGAAGGACGCGATCGCCCTCGCTCGGGCGACGGAACTGCACTCCAGCGCGTTCTTCGGCAACGGTGCCAAGGTCGGCACGTACATCGAGACCGACCAGCCACACAAGCCGGAGGCTCTCCAGAGGTTCCGCCAGCAGTGGGACGAGGCCCACCGCGGGCCGGAGCGAGCGTTCAAGACCGTCGTGATGCCGTTCGGCTTTAAGAAGAAGGACGATCCGGTCAACAACGCGGATAACGAGTTGGTATCCACGAGGCGCTTCCAGTTGGAGGAGGTCTGCCGAGCCTACCGGGTGCCGCCCCATCTGGTCGGCGACCTGTCGAACGTCCGCTACAGCACGGTCGAGCAGGCGGCGATCGACTACAAGACGTTCAGCATCATGCCGTGGTGCCGGCGGTGGGAATTGGCGTGCCGCCGCGACCTCGTGGTGGACGACAAGACGTACTTCGTCGGGTTCGATATGAACTCGCTCATGGCCGGCGACTACGCGGCCCGCTCGACGTACCTCCGCGAGGCGTTCAACACGGGCGCCCTCGATGTCGACGAGTACCGGGCGGAGATCGGCTACAACCCGCTCCCCGGCGACCTCGGCAAGAAGCGGTTCGTGCAGGTCAATATGCAACTTCTGGACGCTTTTACCCTTGAAACACCGAACGGCCAGCCGCCCCAAGCCGCCCCGACCAGCCTCCCGGCCGAGGAGCAGCCTCCAGAGCAGCAAGACGGCGACCAACCGCCAGCGGAAGCCGAGGCCGACCGATCCATCGACGCATCCGAAGCACTTTTCCGCACGACTCTCCGACGCATCGCAGCCGTCGAAGCCGACGGAATCCTCGCCCGTCGGTCGAAAGCGGAGAAAATCACGCAATGGTTCGGCCAAGTCGAGGAAAAACTGCGTGAAGAGTTACTCGACGCAGCAAACGCTACTGGTCGAGACATTGACTCGTTCGTGGTATCGTGGCTAGAGCGCTCGAAAGACCTGCTTTTGGACTGTCATCGCAGCGGAAAACCCTACGAAACGGTCACCGATCGCTGGTTCGAGGCTCATTTCGAGGAGGAGAACGATGTCCGCGAACGAAATTGAGCGCCGGATCACCACATCCGACACGGCGATCGAGTACCGCGAGGTCGACGGCGGCGAAAAGCGGCCCGTCATCGTCGGGTATGCGGCCGTCTTCCAGTCGCCTTCGAGAGATTTGGGTGGCTTCATCGAGACCATCCACCCGCGGGCGTTCGATGACGTCCTGAAGACGAATCCAGACGTCGTCGGCGTGTTCAACCACGACAAAAATATGCTTTTGGCGCGTTCCGCAAACGGTTCGCTCCGCCTGAAGGCCGATCCCTACGGCCTGCGGTACGAAATGATGCCTCCGAAGACGAAAACGGCCGACGAGGTCGTTGAATTGGTCTCCGGCGGGTACGTCACCGGGTCAAGTTTCGCGTTTGCGATCTCTCGGAGCGGCGGAGACTCGTGGAGCACGGACGAACGGGGCATCCGCCGGCGAGAAATCCGCTCGATCTCCCTCCTCGACGACGTCGGACCCGTGGTTCGGCCCGCATACGAGGCATCCAGCGTTGTCGTGAGCCGCCGTGCGATCGAAATGGCACTCGGCGACGCCTTCCGGCCGAATCAGACGATGGCGAACGCGGCTCGGAAGGGTCTGCGGGCCGCCAAGTCGCGCGGAGACTTCGACGAGCGGCTCGTCGCGGTCGCCGAACGCATCGCGGAGCGCGAGGTTCTCTCCGTCGAGGAGGTCGAGTTCCTCGCCGGCACGCATCAGCGGTGCCACGAGGTCCGCTCCGTCGGATGGTCCGGCTCGCCGGCGTGGGTCGAGTGGATGCTGGCCGGCGGCGACGGCGGCGAGAAGTGGGTGCAGCGCCGCTCTCTCGCGCAGCAAGAGAGCGGCGTTCGGACGCCAGTCGCCGCTCCAGCAGAACCTGCCAAGCAGGCCGTTCCAGAAGAGCGTGCAGCGGCCGGCGACCTGTCTCCCGGCGACTTCGTCGCGTGGTCGATCGGAGTTGGGCAGGTAGAGCACATCATGCCGTCAGGCAGCGTGCAGGGCATCGACGCCACGCGAGAAGACCCGATCGCCATCGTCACGATCTACGAGGAAGGCGAGCCTGACGAGTACATGGTCGCCAAAAAGGTCTCTGAGTTGACGAAGATCGACGCTCCAGAGATGGACGACGAGGAACGCGCCGTCAGCCTGCGGCCGTCCGCCGGCATGGCCGCCGCGGCCAGACGCGGACTCCGCCTCCACGAGGAGGGGAAGTCCGGCGACGGCCTCAAGCCGGAGACGGTCGCGAGGGCGAACAAGATCGCACGCCGCGAGGAACTCACGCCGGACCACGTCCGCGAGATGAATGCGTGGTTCGCACGCCACGAATCGGCGAGCAAGTCGCCCGGCTGGGACACGCCGGGTGCTGAAAAGCCGGGTTTTGTGGCGTGGGAACTGTGGGGCGGAAACGCCGGACAGACGTGGTCAGCACGAAAGGTGGCGCAGATGGAACGCGAAGCAGAGCGGTCGGAGCCTGCCGTCGCCGAGGTCGAGCAGCAGGTCGAGCCAGTGCCGCAGCCGCAGCCGGAGCCGGTTGTGGACGTCGATGCGACTGATGCGGCGGCCAAGTTGGCCGCGCTTCAGGAGGCTCTGCTCTGGACTAAGTTGCACGACACCGACGGTTGATGTTACTCTACAAGTAGATACAAGCATCGCGATGGATGTCGCGATGGTCAGTGCGAGCGACGTGAGGATTCACGCCTGCGGCGCGCTAGCGGGAACACCCGCCGGCCGTCGCATCGTCGCGTATGGCCGGCTCAACAAGGAGCAGGCCAATCATGGCGTCGAATCTCAAGAAGTTGCAGGACCGGGCCGCCGCGGTCGCCGCTCGCATGGCCGAACTCGGCAAGATCGAGGATCGCTCGGCCGAGGACAATCAGGAGTTCGTCGCGCTCGGCGCTCAGGCCAGCGAACTGACCGCCCAGATCGGCTTCGAGCGTCGGCTCGCCGAGAAGGAGAAGGAACTCCGCGAGGTGATCGAGAAGGCGGCCCCCGCCCCGGTCGTGACACCCGTCGAGACCGAGGCTCGCGCCGAGGAGCAGAAGAAGGTCGAGATTCGGGCCAGCCTCCCGCATCACACCTCCCTGCGTGCCTTCGGTGACGGCCCCGACGCCGTCGAGAGCGCCTACCGCTGCGGCCGGTGGCTGCGGGCGCACATCTTCAAGAACTCCGAAGACCTCCGGTGGTGCAAGGATCACGGCGTCGAGAGCCGTGCGATGGGCGAAAACAGCAACGCCTCCGGCGGAGCGCTCGTCCCCGACGAGTTCGCCAATCGCGTGATCCGTCTGGTGGAGTCCTACGGGACGCTGCCGCCGGCGTGCGAGAACGTCTCGATGACCCGCGACACGCTTGTGATCCCCAAGCGGCTCACCGGCACGACCGCCTACTTCGTCGGCGAAGGCTCGGCCGTGACCGAGAGCGAGCCGACCTACGGCAACGTGTCGCTCGTGGCGAAGAAACTCGCCGTCGGCTGCCGGATGTCGACCGAACTGGTCGAGGATTCGCAGGGCGTGGTGGGACTCGCTGATGCCGTAGCCACCGAGTTCGCGCAAAGCCTCAGTTATAAAATCGACCTCTGTGGCTGGCTCGGGGACGGGACGCTCGGAACCTACGGCGGCGTCCACGGCATCGTCGACAAGATCAACGACGGCACGCACACCGCCTCGGTGGTGGGTGCCATCGCTGGCAACACCGGCTTCGAGACCCTCGACCTCGAGGATTTCCTCGCCGCGATGGGCAAGTTGCCCATCTACGCGCGTGCCGGCGCTCGTTGGTACGTGTCTCCGGCCGGCTACGCCGCGTCGATCGCCCGCCTGAAGTACGCCGCCGGTGGCAACACCGTCGAGAACGTGCAGGCCGGAACGGTCGACACGTTCCTCGGCTACCCCGTCACGCTCGTGCATGTGATGAACAGCACGCTGGGTGCGGACGCCAGCAAGATCAAGGTGCTCTTCGGCAACATGAGCCTGTCGAGCATCTACGCCCGCCGGCGTGACTTCAGCGTCCGGCTCTACGATCAGGTCTACGCCACGACGGACCAACTCCTCCTGCAAGGGACGATGCGGTTCGACGTGAACCACCACTCCCTCGGATCGACCAGCGAGGTCGGCCCGGTGGTGGCCCTCAAGTCCGCGGCCTCGTGATAACAGGAGCACGCCAGAGATGATCCACAACCAGAACCTCAAGGTCGTCGGCCACACGAGCGGCCCGGTCACCGTCGGCTCGACCGCCACCACCACGATGGTCGTCGACCGCCGGAACTACGACTACGCCTCCGTGGTCGTGTCGAAGGCGCCCTCCGCCGGCACGTCGTTCGCGAGCGTCCTGAAGATCGAGGAGTCCGACGACAACTCGTCCTACGACGACGTCGCGGCCTTCGTGAAGGACGGAGCGAGCGGCTTCACGATGTCGGCGGTGAGCACCTCGGTCGGCTCCGTCGTCAAGATGGACGTCGACTGCAAGGCTCGCAAGCGGTACCTCCGCGTGACGGTGACCCCCGACGTGACCGCTGCGGTCAGCGTCGTGGCGCTCCTGTCGCGAGGCGAGGAGTTCCCGTCGACCGACGCCGAGGTCAACGTCGCCAAGTGGGTCAAGGGCTGATTCCCGTACAGCGGGACGGCCATGACGGCCGAGCAGGCGCATGGAGGCGCCCCCGCTCCTTCCAAGGAGCACTCCATGCTACTGCGTATCGGCAACGTGGAAGCCGAGGTCAAAGTGGCTGCTCTGATGAGC